ACTGCGTCCGTCCAAACTGCGCTACAGATAGCTTGCACTTCGGTTGACTGATCACTGATGTCAGTGTCTGCCCATGTGTCATTTGATTTAGTTGAGCAAACCAAGACGTGACGATGGAATGATCTGCTGATCTCTGTGCCATCTCTAGCTATCACTGTAGCTGTACGAACTTGCACATGCTTGTGATCTCCAACGACTTCAATCTTATCTTCTACTTGTGTTTCTGTTAGTGCCATATTGGCCTCCTTTGTTTATCGTGGCGTTATTGCCACCTGTCCGACCCCATCTCTGACAGGGTTATGATGTTGTTTCGTATGTAGCCATTCCAAATATTTTAGTGCTGTTATTGAAATTAGCATTTGTATATGCTAAATATCCAGTTGATCCTTGATACCGTAAATATAAGTTACCATCAGCCCATGGCATAGCGTATGCCCCAATTTGATTAGCCGACACGCCATTATTTTCAAAAATAAGATTAGCCGCAGAATGTTGACTACCTACAAAATGATTAAAAGGTAACCCTGAAATAGTAGCACCACCAGTAACAGAACCTTTATTTGATAAAACTATAAGAAAAGATGCATAAACCATTCTGCCAATTTTAGTGTATCTACCCACTCTGCTTGTATAAGTAATACCATTATCAGAACCATCAAAATTTAATTGGGGAGTCCAAGTCCCCTCTTCATAATCGTCCAACTTATTAGCCGCCCCAGTGCCGCCGAGGTATACACCGCCTGATAGTTTCAGGTCTTTGAAGCGTGAACCAGAGTGACCCAAACTAACGTTGCCGTCATTTGCTGTACCAGTAGAAGATGCAGGGGCAATTACGTTATTGTTGAACTGCATAAAGCTATTTACACCACCACCTGTTGAGCCAATGAACATACCACCATCGTACGCACCAATATTACCTACAAGTGTGCCGCTTTTGCGAAGGTTAATAATGTTTCCGTCACTACTTGTTCTATTTAATTCTAACGAAGAACTATTTTGTGTTGCTACACGTATCTCACCATCAGCCATAAGCGCAAAAGAAGGGGTTGTAGTATTTGTGTGGGGTGTTGTTGTAGTACCACCCACCAACAAGTTGCCTGACGAGTCGATGCGCATACGTTCTGCGGTATCATCAATAAAACTTAGGAAGCCATTGTTAAATATTCTCCAATCATTTCCTGTATTTTCTCTAAGAACTAATTCAGAGCCACCTGTGGTTGAGTTGCCAATAGTTAAACCTATCACGCTTGCTGTAACTCTAGGCGAACTCGTACCAATACCAACGTTTCCGCCATTCATAATAGTCATAGCGGTTAGTGCTACAGTTGTTCCATCATCATTCATTTGTTGAATGTTAAAATCACCAGCGGTATATTGTGAAGCAGCTAATCGAACTTTCTTTTTATTAGTGGCTTGCCCACTTGCATTTAGTGTTATTGTAGGCGCACCTGATGCTACTTCTAATAGAGCACTAGGCGAACTCGTACCAATACCAACTTGGCCTGACGAGTCTATGGTTAATCTTGGAGCAGTGCCATCCAATATTTGTAGCCCACCATTTGACAAGATTTCCCATTGGTTTTCATCATCTTCAAGTATTAATCCTGACGCAGATTTAGAAGAACTTCCAATGTGTAAAAACGTAGTTGTACCGTTATCAGACGAGGGTAATGATTGCCCAATACCAACGTTGCCTGACGAGTCGATGCGCATAGCTTCTGCGCCAGCGGTGTAATGTAAAAAAGCGTCGGAGCTATGGTCATAACTAATAGCCCCCCGAAAGTTTCCGCCGCTATCGCCAAATCGAACTTGGCCCGTATTAGCAGGGCCAGACGCCAGATAAAGCTCAGTGTCAGCCGAGTTTTCCAGTGTTAGTGTCGCCGCTGTTCTAGCAGAAAACCCAGAGAGCGCACTCTTTGTAAAATGGGCCACAGTAGTTGGACTACTCGTACCAATCCCAACTTGGCCTGTTGAGTCTACAACTAAACGATAAGAACTAGCCGTATTATCATAAAGACCAAAAAGACCACTAGCAGTAGTTGTAAGCATATAGTCCCGACCACCAGTTAGATGCAGTCTAGGTGAGTTATCACTGCTAGTAAACTTACCGTAACCGTTTACTTCTAACGTCGTGCTAGGAGAACTCGTACCAATACCAAGCGATTCAGCACTCGCATCCCAGAAGAACTTAGCAGTTGTGCCTGTGTCCTCGTAGAAGCTGATGTCGCCGTTTTCGTCAAACTTAGCTGTGTTTGTTGTCGTGCTACCGTTATACTTATCTAGTATAAGCGAGTTGCTGGAGTTTCTTCTAAAACGTTGATATCTATCAACGGCTGCATTTGATATTGAAAAACTTGCGGCATCATTCTGAATAGATACACCGCCACTGCTAGTCAGCCCATCGCTGGTCACTGTGCCTGTTACGTCAATGCCTGTTGCTGTTGTGGCTAGTTTGGGAGCGTTGTTGTGGTAAAGAGTTACAGCACCACCAGAAGTGGCATAAATCATATCTTGGTCTGATGGGTTTCTTATATAAATATCCCCACCAGTTAATTTAAGTCCTCCTGTTCCAACATCAGAAACATAGGAATGGCTACCATCATGGTAAATCTGTAGGTCAGACCCAGCACCGAAAATGGCTTTATTGTTAGTACCGAATGACAAGTTGCCTGTCATAGTATCACCAGCAACATTTACATAACGTGCATCTGATGCAGTTCTTGTGTAATGATCTGCTAATACAAACGTACCATAAGCTACAATATCAACTACATCATTTACTGATGCACCTGATGCTAGTGTAATGCTTGTACCATTTGTAGCTGTGAAGTCTGTGCCAACTAATAGTTTAACACCATTGAGGTACGCATCAATATAGCCAGTGTCATATGCCGCAGCGAATACAGTTTGACCTGCCGTAGCTGTGTATGTGTTACGTTCTGATGTACCATTAACTGATGAACCAGCTGCTTGCCAACCAGAACCACCATAGACATACATGATGTTAGATGTACTGTTAAAATATAATGCACCTGTAATAAGTGCATCACCATCATTGTCTACTGTAGGAGCAGATGATTTAGCACCAAGGTATCTGTCATCAAATTGATCATAAGATGATGCAGCATTAGTAGCACTAGTAGCCGCATTAGTTGCTGAGGTTGCTGCATTAGTTGCTGAAGTAGCCGCATTGGTTTCACTTGTAGCGGCATTTGTCGCAGAAGTAGCGGCGACAGTAGCTGAACCTAAGATACCATCTACATAAGTTTTATTAGTTACATCAGTACCAGCAGTAGGTGTAGCAAGACCAGTGATCTTATTGTTACCCATAGCTAATGCACCAGACATCGTATCGCCTGTCTTAGCTACACGAGTATCTCTCTGTGTATCTGTATATGCTTTAGTTGCTACGTCTTGTGCTGATGTAGGATCACCTGCACCTGTAATCTTGTTGGTACTCATTGCGATAGCACCTGTCATAGTGCCACCAGCTTTTGGTAGTTTAGTCGCAATGGAGTTTGTTACTGTAGTGCTGAAGTCATCATCATCATTTAGAGCATCAGCTAGTTCACCAAGAGTATCTAGTCCTGCACCTGCATCACCAATCAGAGTAGAGATTTCATCATCTACATACTTCTTAGTTGCGGCATCAAGATCATTAGTTGGAGCAGTAAGATTTTGAATAGTAGCTGATGTACCAGCATTCATGTTTAACGTACCATCAATAGTAACGTTAGTGAATGTAGATGTACCAGAACCTGCTGTTACGTTACCAGTTAGGTTTCCTGTGACATTGCCTGTTACATTTCCTGTATGAACACCAGCAGTATTACCAGTTACGTTACCAGTAATGTTACCTGTGATACCACCTGATGAAGTCAGTGTAGTAAATGCACCAGTAGATGCTGAGTTAGCACCAATCGTAGAACCGTCTATTGAGCCGCCGTTAATGTCAGCGGATGCTAGTGTAGCTTGGCCTGTCGTGGATAGCGTTGTGAAGCTACCTGCGGCGGCTGTAGAAGCACCTATTACCGTACCATCTATGTTACCGCCGTTGATGTCTACAGTAGCGAAAGTTGATGTGCCTGATGCACCTAATGTAGTGAATGAGCCTGTGCTTGGAGTAGTTGCACCAAGAGCAGCACCATCTATCGTACCGCCATTAATATCGGCTGTAGCGGCTACTAAGGATGTATTAGCATTCAGTGTCGTAAATGTACCTGCCGCTGGTGTAGCTGAACCTATAACAGCATTATCAATAGCACCTGAGTTTAGGTCTACGGATGTGATGGTTGTAGTGCCTGTAGCTGATAAGTTAGAAAAAGTAGCAAGGCCTGTGAATGCAGATGTACCTACAGTTGTTAGTGTACCACCAATTGCTACATTACCTGTAGCAGAGATACCACCACTCAGGAATAAGTCTTGGAAGCGTGTGGAGTTGTTACCTAAGTCTACACTATCATTAGATGCAGGAAGTATAGCATTACCGCTATCAACTTGTACTAGCTCACGCCAAACGGCTGCGCCAGAACTATTCCCTACACAGATATAAACACGGCCTGTAGAAGAGTTCTCCCAGATAGAGCCTGGTGCGTAACCATCTGCACTATCATCCCCTGCTCCTGGGACAGAGTTAGTTACGTTGTTACGACCACCAACACCACCATGTACTAATGGGAGATATCCACTGACAGAGGTTGCTAATGGTATCTTAGGAGCATCTCCTGTACCACCTGTATGTCCGTGTCCTGATGATGCATTAAACGCAGCTAGTAGCTGGTTAAATTCTGCATTAATTGGTGGCGCTGTAATACTAGAACCATTTATAATACTAGCAGTTGATTGCCGTGTATAACCTGCCATTGTCTATCTTCTCCCTGCCGCACTGAACTCAAAGACTAAGCCTTGAATTGAGAATGGTTCTGATTGTCCGTCTGTCACAAAAGTAGCTCGAACTGAAAAGCCCGAACCTTGAATATCCGATGTCATGATCGGTTTGGATGCACCGCCGTAAGTCACGTTTGCTCCACTATAAGTAATGTTACGCCCAGCGTAGATCGTAGGCGCACCAGCAGATGTCTGCGTATATGTAGAAGGTACTGATGTATTGTAATCACCCCAATCGTAATCAATAGCGAGGTTCATCTCGAATGGGCCTTCTGCACGTATGAATGTGTTGAGTTTTCGAATAACTTTACGCTGTTCTGTTTCGCCGAAATCTAAATAAGGTGTAGCGTAAACAGATATAATATTAGAGCCGTTAAAGCTTGTTCCATTTTCTTGGCGATAGACTTTACCATCATGATCTCCGTGTAAGATAAGTTCATCTGTGCCTACATAATCTGAGGTTGCACAGCTTGCTCGTATTCCTAGTAGCTCACCAAATTCCCACTCAATTGAACCTGAAGTATCAGTCAGTCCACCAATAATACCGATAGCATCTGTAGCAGCTACAACAGTACCACTATTGGTTGTGGTAACAAAGTACCGTACCTGTGACTTAGAACGTATAACAACACCTGTTAAAGCGTCCATGTCTTCGTTCTTAATGAGATCAACAAGTGTAGATTGTATTGGCTTAGATAAAGTTTCTAGCTCGATATCGCCAACTCTAGAAGTACCAGCAACAGGTCTAAAGCCATCAGGAGACAGGAACATTAAGTCTCCACCAATTTCTAGTACGCTATCTCTAGCAACACAACCGATGTTACTTGTTACGTTTTCAAGAGCAAAAACATTTGATGCATTAACTGTAATCTTCTTGATATTCTTATTACCAAATACAAAAAGATTATCACGGAAGGGTTTGATTTGTACGACATCAAAGCCAGCCGCTATCTGTCCACCACCTGCTGCAACTGTCCAGGTATAAGCATCGTTTGGTGCAGAGTGTGCAATAGCCGCTCTACTAGCTTCATGACCACCTAAAAACAAATGGTTTTCAAATACGTCTACCAATGCAGGAGCATTTAATGCTTGATCACCACCTGCTGTATTGTTCGTAGCGTGATAGCCCCCAGCGTGAGATGACTTTATCTCTTTCCAATCTGTACCATTAAATATAATCGCTTCGTTAACACCGTCTACAAAGCATATATTATTACCAGTACCAAAGTTAAACTGTTGGTGTCGTAGTCTGTTAACAGTTAGACCGTTTGCGGTCATAGAACGGGTAACACTGTGATCTAGGGTAAACTTACGCCACCCTATAAATGCAGTATAATAATAGAAGCTGTAAGTACTAGCACCTGCGTCTTGTCGTGCAGCTATGATAGTTGTGCTGTTGGTAACATCATTCTTAAATATAGCAATACCAAGGACTTTGCCTTGGCCTGTAGATGAACCTGCTACCGTTACTTCGCCATAATCAGGATCATATTCATCATAACCCTCTACACGACGATAGCCGCCAAATAATGACGGCTCAAAGTTCAACATACGTGTAGCTGCTCCTGGACTGTTATCCGATAAATCTAAATGATTTTCATTGGAGTTCAGGCCACCTGCACATACAAGTTTGAAGGACTGTATTTGATCTGGCATTAATATTTAACCCGTGTATCACGAATATATTCGTAATTATTAATGTATAAAGTTTGTAAGTCTTTGATACCTTTTTCAAAGGCCATGAAAGATGCCTGGGAAGATTCAAGATTATCTTTAAACATATAGAGATGATATAAAGCACCATCTACTAATACTGTATCGTAGCTATCAGGAATACGTGTAACATCATCTGCTGCTGAGATATCAGAGTAGTTCTGGTAGTATCTGAATTTAAGTGTGTATGCTTTATCAGGCGATGGGCTTACACCATAGCCATTACCATGAGAAGGAAATATATAACGTGGGACACTAATACCATTAGATCCTGATGCATAATCATTGTCTCTATGTTTCTTATACCACTCGTCACGTTCTATGTATTTTAGCGTAGTGTAACTTACACCTAGTGCTGTATCTTCTTGGATTTGAAAGCTGTTCCAATCAGCTATTTTATAAAAGGAAGGCCATGAATATTCTTCCTGACCCACAACCAATGTATCTGTTTCTTCAGCAGCATTAAAAGGCCACTCAAACTCAGCTTGGTTTATCTTAGCAACGGCAGCTTTCACCGCATCCTTAACCAATGCTTGAACGCCCGTAACAGAATCAAAAGCACCTTCCGCAACTTCAACTTCGTTCAGACGGCGTAGTACTTGATTACATAAACTTATATAGGTGCTAGGCATATTGTACCCTTAGATAGAGGAATGGGGCTAACAGATTAGCCAGCCCCATAAAAAGTTTAAGCTGCGTTATATTTTGCAGTAACCAACGCTTCTGGGCGTAGGATTTTTCTACCGTAAAGGTGCATACCTCTAACGATGTCAGCAAAGCTATCTGGATCACGGTATGTTTCCGTTTTGTTGATCTGTTCTGCTGTTGCTACCGCTGAGTCATGTCCAGCTACGATAACACCAAAGTTAGCGTTTTGGTTAGCTGTACCAGTTGTTCCTGGGCCAGTACCAACTGCTGGTAGATTTGACGATGTATATACACGGAAGCCGTGGAAATTATTCAAAGTCAATCCATTGCGAAGCGCACCTGAGTCACCGTAATCGGCGTTCAAGAAGCGTGAATCTTCGTCAGCTAGTAGTTCCATAAATACTGGATCTACACATAACCAACGACCTGCTGAATCAACTTGATTTTGATCCAATAGACGCTTCATACGAGCCACAACCATTGCTGGTGAACATGTAGCTGTAGGTAGTGCTGTTGCACCTGGTAAACGAGCTGCTAGTGGGATCGAATGAGCGCCCGCAGAAGTCGTTGTGATGTTACCAAATGAACCTTTGTTTAACTTCATTGTAGCTAACAATTCGTCAGAACCTGCTGTTGTATCCGCTTTTGTACCATTAACTTGGTCGTTAACTGCGGCTGCATTAGCATGTAGAGCAGACTGCTTATAACCTGATAAGTAGCCAAGAACTTCTTGGTCGTACTGGTCAGCTAAACGGTGTGCTGCACGGTCTGTTGCAAGAGACATAAAATTGACGTGCTGCATTTGCTCTTCGATGTCATCCATCTTAAATGCAAAGTAGTTAGCTTTATCAATTGTTAATGAAAAGTCTGCATCAGTTAAATCTTGTGCTGCGATAGTTGTACCACGAGCATAAGCTGATACTGAAATTTCTGGCTCTTTAATAATTCTGCAATATGTTCAAATAAGATCGTTAGTTCTTATTCCGCTTTTCAAAGCTGCTACATGTCACCATGTAGATCAGACCATATCATCATCCACTGGGGATGCTCTGCGCTTCGAGCCACTTGGCTCTACTTCCTTTCGGAATGGTCGTTGAACGTTCCTATTTCTAGGCTTCGCTGCTGATTGTCTCGTAGAGATGTCCCAGCAATTCACAGAGTTGTTCGAAGTAGATTGCTCTACTAAGCCGCCAAATTAACGGTATCACCTTGGCTTGCAATTTCGCCAAAGTAGTCAGAGTTAGTGATAGCACCCGTAACAGTATTTTTACGGAATGCGAGTTGGACTTTCTTCGAATAAATTACACTCGAAAAATTTCCTGAATTGAGGTTGGTATACCCCGATGCTTTTTGAAATGCCATTGATGTACTCCTTGTGAAATGGCTAGGCCGAAGCCTGAACAAAACCGAAGAGGACAATTGAGTGGCAGTGATAAATGAGGGTGCGAATAACTATGAAGTTGCAACTAAATAGAAAGACGGGCCTCAACACACTGGTAGACTGAACGTCGATATTCTTCTGTATGGTATTAAGACATAGAGGTAGACCGTAAGGTGGCTCTATTATTGTTGAGAAATTTAGCTCTCAGAAGATATGTCTTTAGAAGACGTATCATTAAAAAGCTGGGAAGGGGCGAGTCTCATATTCTTCGCCTCTTCACCTTTATTATAACATTAGTTAAGTGTCATTGCAACACCCTATCTAGCGCCACCACTTAGGTCATAATCAAAGTTACCAGTTTGCATAGCCTCTTCGATTGCCTCTACATTCTTACCAAATTCAACATTACTCATTTGCTGTACTTGGCTTTCAGAGAACTTAGCTCTTCCTGCGGCTTTAGGTGTAGATGAAGATGTTCTACCTACAGCATGTGCTGCTGATTTAGACTTAGTTTTTGTGTTAGATTTACTCATATCATATTTATATAAATCAATAGCACGAGAAGCTGCTCTAGCATCAGAGTTGTTTTTATACAGCGCATTTTGAGTATCAATAGTTTGTTCTGCTACCCAATCATGAAAACTTTGATCTTGTCGGATATCACCAAAGTCAGGATGCATCTTCAGAAGTTCTTGTTCAGCTTCTTTTTTAGTAAGCTTAGTTTCTAACTGACGTAATCCTTCCATACGCTTCTCACCCTCTGCAAGTGCTTCATTAGCACGTTTTTGAGCGATACTATCCACAATCTTTGCTACATCAGGATATTTCTTAGACCAGACATCAATCTCTTCATCTGTCTTGGGAAACTTAATCTGACCTTTAGCTGCTTGATCTAGTTGAGCTTTCATCTTAACAAGCTCTTGATCCTTTTGCTGCATTAACTGCTGCGAGTGTCGTCGGAGATCCCCATATCGTTTCTTATATGTTGTATCTTCACCTTCAACTACTTCAGATTCTTGTGCAGGGTTTTCAGCTTTGAATTCTTCTGCATAAGATAGACCATTGTCTTCTTCTTCTGTTCTTCGATATTTTGCCATTATTGCCTCACGGGGGTCGCATAAAGCGAGTAGCCCTTATTTAAGATATAAATGCATAACTCTTTCGCTGCATCATACTTGGTAGGTTTGATGTACGTGGGGAAATCTCCTCCGTTTCCTCATCGTCATCAAGTTTGTCGTCTACTTCTACAGTAGCGACTTCGACTTCGATGTCCTCTTCAGGAGCATCCGTTTCTGCTGCTTCTACCTCTTCAGGTTCTTCAGCACCTTCCTCATCTGTGTACTGGATAAGCCCAGTATCATACATGCTCATCAAGCCCAGTTCGGCTTCTGATTGCATATCCATAATATGTTTTAGACCGTGCCATTTAACTACGTTGGCAGGGAGAACGTATTCACCTTCGGATATCATTACCTCGATATCGTCCCGCACATTTTCAGCACTAGATCCCATTGGTATTTCGTTACCGCTTTCTGGATCAGACATCATACCGCAAGCCATGCCGCCGTGTGCCATTTCAATTAGCTCATCATCATCCATAGCTTTTTGTATGGCTTCGCCTGTTGTCTCTTCATATTTGCTTAATTTACCGTCACCATTTTTGTCGGCTTTCTTACGGTCTAATTGGAATTTATTTTTAGCCATTTCCTGTCCTTCAACTGTTGTAATACCTTTGTTCGCAACGGCTAGACCGCCCAGCGCAAAGCCTTTTTTTTCATCTTCAGACATGCCAAACAAAT